TCCCGACTGCGGGGTTTCCTGTTGTGAGTGGTGTTAATGAGGTTCACGCAGCGTATAAGTTTTCGTACAGGTATTTCAGAGTTCGGTTTGTGGGTACTGGCGGACGGACGTATTTCAGACTGCTGACCGAGTATTCAAATAACGTAATCGTTCTGAACTCGCCGTTATCGCAGTCGTTTTCTCCTGACCAAGACGCGAGTACGGTTAAAGCGGTTATTTTTGGTAAAGATTCAAATGATAGTTATAGAGAGGTGTTTGTAAATAAAGGTAGTGCTTTAATTTCCTCTGATTTTGGAACAGAGGTGGCACTGGGCAATGTTGCTGGGTATATGATAGGGACGAAGTTTGGGCGCAACCCTGATATTGATATGGGAGCGGCGGAGGATATGTGGAACGGTGGTTCAACATATACAGGACACCCAGTTTCATTCACGCCTGAAACTGTTAGTGTTTTTTCATCTTCTACTGCGGACGCTTCGGCGGGCACTGGTGCTAGAACAATTAGGATATCTGGTTTAAAAACATCAACAAGCACCGTTTATGAAACGGAAGATATAATCTTGAATGGGACAACGGCGGTCACATCTATTTCAACGTGGTGGCGGGTAAATTCTGCCAAGGTTTTAACTGCTGGTTCTGGTGGTAGTAATGCAGGAACGATAACCGTACGCTCAACTACGACAACTGCAAACGTGTTTGTTCAAATGCCAATAGATTTTAATAGAACAACTATTGGGGCGTATACAGTGCCTTTTGGTGTTCGGATGGTTATAAAGAGAATTAGAACATCAATAATAAGAGCTACAGGTGCGGCGGGTTCAGCTACTATTACATTAAGAGCGAGGCCGACTGGTGGGGTTTATGAAGCTATGAGGGTTTTTGAATTGCAGACAGGAACAGGAACAAATTTTACAGCAGAGGGTGGTCTTGTATTAGAAGCAGGAACAGACGTTAAGTTTAGAATTGAATCCGTGTCTGATAACAATACCGTTGCAGAGGGTGCTTTTGAGTATTATCTAATTACAAATTAACCAACCAAAGGAGAAAATAGAATGACCGAACAAGCCCCAGTAGCGGAAGGGCAAGTCGCAGATGCGGCCCCAGAAGCCCAAGGACAAGCAGAGCCAACATCATGGTATGCGAGTGCCGAAGATGAGATGAAAGGTTATATTCAAAATAAAGGATGGGACGACCCGATGAAGTCTGTCCAATCATACAAAGAATTAGAAAAATTCCAAGGGGCAAGCCCAGACAGGTTGTTAAAGCTTCCTAAAGATGGTGAGCCAATGGATGAAATCTATAATCGTTTAGGTCGTCCACCAACACCAGCAGAATACACTTACGAATCTGAAACTGGCGCCGTTGATGAAGCTAGGTTGGGTATGTACAAAGATATTGCCCATCAAGTTGGGATTTCACAGGCGCAATTTGCAAAACTAGCAGAAGCTGACTCGCAATATATAGCAAAGGTACAAGCTGAGTATCAGGAGCAAATTGAGCAACAACACACTGTTGAACTGCAAACTCTTGAAAAATCATGGGGTCCTGCTTTTGAAGAAAGAGCTGAGATTGGTCGTCGTTTTGTCGCTAGTAATGTGCCAGATGGTATGGATAAGAAAGCCACATTAGAGGCTATTGAGAACGCTATTGGACCTGCTGCAATGTTGAAAATATTTGCTAACGCTGGTGAGAAATCAAATATTAAAGAAGATAAGCTCCCATCTGGCGAAGGTGATAGACGTTTTGGTTATTCCCCAGAACAGGCTCTGGTTGACGTAAAAACACTGAAAGCTGATATTTCGTCTGACCCTGAAAGCTTGAAAGCATTTAATACTGGTAAAGGCAGTGATTACGAGAAAGTTAAAAAACTTAATCAAATCATTGCAGGTTAGTAAATAAAGTGTTAAGATATTAACTAATATCAGACAAGGCATTTCCGCCCCTGAGAAAAAATCATCTGCCTAGATGTCAAGTAGGTATGGAAATGCCCCTTAATTGGACAAGCAAACCGAAAATCAAAGGTATCCGAATAGTTCGGGTATTATAATTTTTTTGGAGGCTAATATGGCTGATATTCAAGTACTACGTTCGCAGGAGTATTCTACTAACCTAGAAATGCTCTCGCAACAAAAAACCGCCAAGCTTGCTCCGTACGCTAACGTACAACAAGCATCTGGTAACAAAGCATTTCGTATGCTATCTCAAATTGACTCAACCAATGCGTCACTTCGTACAACATCTGCTAAACCAGCAGTCAATGTTGATATCGACCATGACGGACGTTGGGTTTATCCTGTAATGTATGATTGGGGTAAAGTCATTGATGATATTGACTTGCTACAAACTAACATTGCTCCACAAGGAACTTATGTTCAATCTGCTGTTGCGGCTCTTAACCGTACATCAGATGACTTGTTCTCAACTGCTTTCTTCGGTACATCACAAACTGGTGAGACAGGCTCAACATCTACTACATTTGATAGTAATAATGTCGTTGCTGTTGACCATGGTGGTTCTGCCGAAGGTATGACTGTTGGTAAAATGCGCGAAGCACAAAAAATCCTGTTGGATAATGATGTTGATATTGATATGGAAGAAATTTATATCGGTGTTTCACCTAAACAACATGATGATTTGTTAGCTCTTACACAAGTAGTAAGTACGGACTTTAATGACCGTCCTGTTCTTGTCGACGGGCGTGTTCGCAAATTTTTGAACATGAACATTATCATTTCAACACGTCTACCAACCGATGCTAACTCTTACCGTCGTAACCCTGTTTGGGTTCCATCTGGTATGGGCTGTGCAGTTTGGAAGGAAATTAACGGTGTTATCCGCAAACGTCCTGACTTGCAAGGTGACCCAGACTACGCAGAAGCTTCAATGATGAAAAACTTTACTCGTCTTGAAGAAGCTAAATGTGTTGAAATCAAATCAAGCGAAGCATAGGAGAAATAGATTATGGCTACAACACTAGGAACACACATCACCAATTTTGATGCTACCCCACCTAATACTGTGAACTCACGTTTACATGGTGGCGTATTAAAAGCGGCTGTGGACACTTTTGAACTTGCTGACACTGCAAATGACGATGCTCACATCGTTTTTAAAGTACCTGTAGATGCTATTCTTCACTCTGTGAAGATGGCGGCTGATGACCTTGGCTCTGCTGGTACTGTTGATATTGGTTTTCATTACAAAGCTATTGATGGCACTTACACTGCTGTAGATGTTGACGCTATCGCTTCTGCGATTGATGTTAACACTGCCGCAACTGGCCTGACAGAGTATCGTTTTGAAGCGGCTAATATTAACACAGCAAATCAAGCGGCGTATGTATTGGCTGGCTTAACTGCCCGTCCTGCATATGAGGATTTATATGTTAGTATCTCTACCCCAGCGGGAACCACTGCTGTTGGTACGGTTACTATGCAAATCCAGTACACTGAGTAATATTATGGAGGGTGGCGTTTCGACGCCACCTTTCTATCTTATAAAGGAAGCACAATGTCGTCTAAAACTGAAATAGCAAATAGGGTGTTATCTAAAACAGGTGATAGGCGTGTTTCTAATATTGAGACTGACCCTTCTGAAAGAGCGCAAGTTATCAACTCGATGTATGAGATTGTCCGTGATAATTTACTACAACAATATCCTTGGAATTTTGCTATTAAAAGAGCATCTATCGCGGCAGATGGTACAGCCCCAGCATGGGGTTATTCAAAGCGGTATTTATTACCTACTGATTTTTTAAGCCTATTATCAATTTATGGTAGCCCTGATTACAGGGTTGAAGGCGGATATATATTAACAAACGAAGGCGCACCGTTAAAAATTAAATATGTTAAAAAGATTACCTCTGAGGGTAGTTTTGACGCTATGTTTACAGAAGTTTTTGCTTGTGAGCTTGCCGTTGAGTGTTCAGAAAGAATAAACGCTTCTAATTCAAAAAAACAAATTCTGGGACAGCAGCGTGATGCGGCTATGAAAGCGGCGTTTGCTTCTGACGCAATTCAAGACCCACCACAAGAACTTCAAAATGATGAATGGTTGCTATCGAGAGATTCTTCTGTTTTATATGATGATATAGATTACAACGTATAGGAGAGCAAAATAGTTAGAGCCTCACCAATGCAGACAAATTTTACAGCAGGTGAATTTTCACCGCTGCTGGAAGGTCATATAAATTTAGAGAAACACCCAAATAGTGTTTTATTGTTACAGAATATGATTGCTTTTAAACAAGGTCCTGCTGTTCGTAGAGGTGGCTCAAAGTTTATTGTAGAGGTTAAAGATAGCACTAAAGAAACCTGTCTTATACCATTTCAGTTTAGCGTCCAGCAATCCTACCACATTGAGGCAGGGGATAGTTATTTTAGGTTTATTAAGAACAATGTTCAGATTTTGGACGGTGGTTCTCCTTATGAGATAACAACACCATATTCTGACAATGATTTGGTTGATAGTGATTT